ATTCGACGGCCCCGAATATTTTGATCGGCGATTCGATCGAAGTAGTAAACGTCGGCACCGGAACGGTCACATTTGCCGCCGCATCCGGCGTAACCCTTCTTTCATCTTTGACACTTGTGATGTATGGTCAATACAGCGTTTGTATGCTCCGAAAAATTGCTGCAAACACCTGGATTTTGACTGGTGAAAGGACGGCCGTATGATGAACTCTGTCAGTGCAATCGCCGCGAACGGCGAATACCAAACGCTCGCAGCCCTTTACGATAAGGACAACAAGCTTCTTATTCCCCTCGCTGCGACAGGTACGGGCGCGGGCGTGTTCACGCTTCGTTTGTACACAACCGTAACGAGCACGGCGTACATCTCGGGCATCGGGAGATTCTACACGGATGCGGCGGGCACGCTTGGCGAAGCCACTAGCATGGCGCTTACCGCTAATGCATTGACTACTTTGTATGTAAGACTCTCTAGCGGATCGGCTTACGTTCTCGTTGACAATGCCAGTGCCATTCCTTGTTTTGGATCGATTTCTCATGGTGGGTATCATTACGCTTTTACAGAAGCGACAAATGCGCCTAAAATAAACGGGATGGACATTGCATATTTAAGACATTGCACTGCAATACGAATATATTCAAATCTTAATTTATCTGTAATAAAAGGCTCGGTTGCAGGGCTGACGCTATTGACGTATTTGCTTCTCATTGGCGATCTTTTGACTTGCAGCGGCTCGCTTGCAGGGCTGACGCTATTGACGTATTTGTATCTCGTCGGCAATCTTTTGGCTTGTAGTGGGTCAGTTGCAGGGCTCACGCTGTTAACTTATTTATATCTCAACGGCTCTCTTTTGACTTGCAGCGGATCGGTAAAACAGCCATTGAAAAAACTAACAACCTGGCGTATCAATGGAAGCGGGCTTTCAATTTATTACGAGACCCCGGACTATTTCCCTGCCACTATTGACAGGTATTATTTAGCTTCGGCGGCGATCACGTCGTCAATGGCCGATCAAATTTTCATCGACCTCGCGGCATCTTCCGTCATGGCATCCGGTTCGAATAAATTGCTTGCTATCCCGTCTCCGGGCGGCGCGGTGACCTCCGCCAGCTTGGCCGCACGGAACACCATGAACTCACGAGGATTTACAGTGCAGGTGCACTCTTAAAACTAAAAAGGAGAATAATCATCATGTCTGAAATAAACGTGCCTTCCGTAACCATTCCACAAATGCCATAGCAAAAGTAGGATAAATTAAAATGACACCTACACTTGCAACTGCATTGATCGCTCTTATCGGCGCGCTCACCGCATACGTAAAGGCGCACACCGAGAACACGCAGATACGGCAAGAACGCGAGCAAACCGCTAAAGACAGGGACGCTGCGAACGAACTTCTTGCGTACAAAGTATCACAGTGCGAAAGACGTCTTGACAAGACCGATCCGAAGATAGATCAAATTTTGTCAATGCTCACTGACATCAAGGTAGAGCTTGCGAAGAAGGCAGAGAAATGAAAAAGTTTGTGCTTAATTTACTCGCTCAACTTGTCCTTTCGCTTGCATTGTCGAAAGGCAAAAGTGCGAAGATGAGCGTTAATAAAAAAATTTAATTTATATATATTTTACGAATGGAAACATCAATACAGCTGAAAAGCATTGAGAATTCTCCGCTCTATCTTGAGCCGCATGAGGTCAAGGGTTACTGGCGCTTGATGGGTGATGCTTACATCACCCTCGTGACGGATGAAGGTCACATAACGGCGCATCTCCTTAAGGGATGGGTGACGGACAAACGGAGCGGAAGCGATGCGATTAATTTGTTCGTGCCTAAGTGGTGCGGGCCTTACAGCACATACAGCGCGATAGTGGCTTTTCACGACTGCTCCTGGAGCGGGTGGATTTCGCGCGCGCTTTCCGATGAGCTTCTGCGTCAAGGAATGATTCTTTCCGGTAAGGTCTCCGAGCGCCGCGCCGCCGGGGTTAAATTCGCCGTGGATCATTTCGGTCACTACTACGACCTGGAAGAAAAGCTACCGGGTGTATACAAATTCAACAGGTCAATGGAGAGCATCATATGGACGCACTGAATGGGAATAGTCAACTCGTAAATTTCATTTGTACGCAGGAAGGCTTCGAAGCCAATGCCTACAAGGACTCTGCGGGAATATGGACAGTCGGTTTCGGATTCACCGGAAAAATGCACGACGGTCGCGATGTAAAGGATGTGCGCAACCTATCGCTCGATGTCGCGAAGCAGGAACTTGCGTACAGGCTTACGGCTTTGCTTGATGAACTGAAGGCTCTGTGCGGAGACGTTGAGCTAACGGAAAATCAGGCATCCGCTCTTGCGAGCCTTGCGTACAACGTTGGCTCAACGGCGCTCTCAAAGTCAATGCTCATAAGGAAAATAAAGGCTAAGGACTTCATCGGCGCATCGGACGAGTTCCAGCGCTGGGCGCTTTGCGGAGGCAAGCCGATGCGAGGCCTTAAGTTGCGCCGCCACAGGGAAGCCATACTGTTTCTTAGCTGATAATTACGGGGTTTTAGCTCAATCGGTTAGAGCTGCGAACTCATAATCATCCTGCTATTTTAAGAATTCTTGGGCGTATTTCTGTCAACCAGTTTGGCGGATATTTTTTGTAGTCTATCGGCATTGATTCTTTCTCATTGTTAATTTGTATGTAATAAGTCCCGCGATACGCACGGGCGCGGTTAGATGCTATACCGTGTGAGTTCCTTCCACTCCTCGTGCCACGCGCTTATTGGTGCGGTGGTGCAACCATAGCAGAGCTTCCTCAAGCTTAGTGAGCGCCTCCGCATTTTCACGGCAAGCGAATTCGGAATTCTGGAAGCCTTCGAGCCGAGTCTTGACAATGTTGAGAAGATCCTCATTGCAGCATCCGTTGACTCCGCATTCCTTGATTGGTCCTTCCTGCATATCAATTTTCATCTGCCAGCGTTCAGCGCCATCACAGATCACGAAGTGATGCGGCGCATTGAACTTCGGGTCATCCTCGTGATAGATGGCTGTATATTTTGCCGTGTTGAGGTCATTGATTTCAAGCTGTTTCATATTGTTCCTTGTTGTTATTTTGTGCGTTATTGCACAAACTCGTGATTGTCACCCAGCGCATCAGTAATATTTATCATCTTCAAAATCGTGGTACATCCAGCTCTGCGGGGGTCTTGTTATTTTATTTCCCCGCCAATCTGTGAAATCCGATAACCTATTAGGTTCTTTTAACTTAGTGACGGCATCTATTTCCCACCCATAAATGGCCTTTTTGTTTGCATATTTATCAAGGTCAACTATTGGAACAGCTCCCGAATCTCGATAATCTTTAGGGATTAATTTAGTATCTGAGAAGCACGTACAGCAACACATTTCAAAAAATCCCGTCACTAAAGATACAGGAGCTGTTTCATACATATACACTTGTGTGGTAATGATTGAAACAAATCCATCATCGCTGTGCCCACAAACTATTGCTGCGGGTATACTTTTGCGCCATTCCACCTCTTTCTTTCCGGCATAGATCAACGATGCCCATTTAGGTTTTATAGACAAAATAATCGAATTCATTTTTTCTCCTTGTTATTTTGTGCGTTATTGCGCAAACTTGTATTTAATCATCCCTCGTGCAATCCCACGTGCACATCTCGCATTTTCCGGACTCGTTCACTTCAAACCTTCTTACGATGCGATCGCATCCCTTGCACCTTACGTGACACGGGCCCTTATCGGCATCGTAAGGCTCGCCGCAATCACACATGAGCTGGTAGACATAGTTCATCGGCGCCCGTTTTTTGTAGCAGGATATGTTCTTCGGAACATCCCATTTTTCTGATCCGCTCACGGACAGCGCATAAACTGGGCGTCCACGGGAATAGCTCGCCATTTCCTGTTCCGTTACGCATCCTTTTTTAAGCGTCTCGTCGCTGAACTTTCCGTCCGGCGCAAATGCGCTTACGCACATAAGGCACCGACCAGTTACCTTGCTTACGGGCGCTGATTCGTACAAAAGAACATTCACATATTCTTCTTCTCCGGGATGGATGCACTTGGGAATAGCCCGGCGGAACTCTATGTGCTTTTCACGGGAGTAAATTTTCTCCGCCCACTTTGGCTTAATCGCCAATAAAATTGTTTTCATCATTTTCCATGCTCCTCCAGTTTTCGCCCGCACATCGGACAAAACTTTATTTCGATCATTTCCACACACCCTTCATCCGGGTCACCTTCATATCGGAATAATGCATACTCTCCGATATGTGGTTCATCCTTTTCCAGCCAAAAACCATTTTGTTCTGCGGAATATCCTTTTGCATTAAAGTTGCAGAATTTGCAAATCATTTTTTACCTCATTAGTTTGTACGTAAATCCGCGAGCCTGAAATTTTTACGAATCCATTTGGCCTGTGCCGCCCGCGCAGCATCCGCCGCATCCGCATCCTCCGCCTTCGCCACCGCCGCCGCCGCCGCCGCATACGCCGCCGCATCCGACGCCCGCTCCGCCGACGCCTGCGCCGCCGACCACGCCGCCCGCGCCGCCGCATACGACGCATCCGACGCATCCGCCAACGCATCATCCGCCGCATCCGCCGCAGACAACCTGTCCGCATCAGTTATCTGCTCGTTTGCGCGCAACTTCTGCAAAATATTGAGCGATCTCGCGTCGGTCAGCAGATGTTCAATTGGCGCGAGGACAGCCTCGGACAAAAATCTGCGCCGCTGGTCCGCGCTCATGACTCCCGGGCGCGTCACCGCCCAGACGAGGTCGCGGTCGTCGGCGCGTTCGAACGCCTCCTCGGGCGTAGCCGCACCTGTCGCCGCGAGGCGCGCGAGGACCTCGATGCAGGCGTGGTGGCGCGTCAAAAAAGAAGTTAGTTTGTCTGTCATTTTTTATCCTTAATTTGTCTGTAAACGGAATTTTTGGAAACCCCGCACGTCTCCGCGACTTTAGCCACGGGAAGGCCCTCCGCAAGAGCCTTCGCAACTGCATCGCGGTCAATGCGTTTGCACGCTGTGGAAAGCCCGAAATATCCAGCGAGGCGGCTCGCAGCCTGTATTCCGATGCCGAAGTCGTCCGCCATCTTGCGCTTGTCCTTGCGGTTAGCGCGACCGTAATTCTCAAGGAAATTCACGAGTTCGCTTACTTTGTACTTAGTCTTCATTTTTAATTACCTCATGAATGATTGTGTCATTTTCTGTAAGTTCGGTAGTAGCCCATTTTAAAAAACAATTCCGACAAGGGCCATAACCGAAACCATTCCATCCGCCAGAATTTTTTAATATTGTGTAGCCTTCACATTCAATTTTGGCTGGGCACAGTGCGCAACTACTTTGTTTCGTCAAGTCATACTCAATTAATCTTTCTGGTGAAAGTCCAGATCCAAGTTGTTGCCTTTCCAAAAAATTAAGATATTTTTGATTTGGTTGATGGACGTCGGCGCAATGATCTAGCGCGATGTAACCCATATTTCCCAGTTCGCAAAAAATTTTAATTCCGTCTATTGATACAAAAATAGCGTAGACATTTTTTATCTTCATTTTTTTTTCTCCTTGATCAGAGGAGTTCCACACTATCATTTTTTTTGGACGGGTAAAGGCGGTACTGATGGTCGGCCTAAACTCTACTATGTCTCTTTCTTTATATTGCATCTTTACTCCTAAAGTTTTCGTCCGCATAACGGACTTTTAATTTTACAGAATTTGCATCCCATTTTAATATCTCTTTTTAGCTTTTCCGATCTCTTTTTAGCTTTTCCGTTTTGTATGCAAAGCAGGCACGCCTTGCAATCGGCGTGCTCGCTTATGTGAAAGCATTGCATACAAACGTCAATATTTTCTTTCCTGTTCCGGAAGCGGTTCGCGCGTATCAGAAGTTCGCGTCCTTCACGCCTTGAAACACGTGGCCCGCAAGGGTTCTGGAAAGGAAAGATTGCTTCGTCATTCATCGTCCGGACCTTTGTTTTCAAGGCTCCGCAGGTATTCCCTCTTGTCGCGTTCGCGGCGCTTTTTCGCGATGTCCATCTTGCCGATGGCATCGAGTGCCATCACGCACAAGATAAGCATTGCAAGCGCCCCGAGAAGGAAGGGAATGACCGCGTCATCAAACGGCGGCACCGTTGGCCTCCGGCTTTTCGATGCACGCAATCCAGGCATCCGGGAAGTCAACCACGTCATAAGTCTTGCGCAATGTGGCCTCATCGCAGGGCTTCGGAAGGACGCGGGGCAGTGTCTTCAGGGCATCGGACACGCTCTTGAAAACCATCGTCTTGAAAAGCATATCGTCCGCATCGGCCTCTGAATAATTCTCTTCGGCTTCAGGCACAACCGCCCCTTTATCTAAAACTTTGTGCGCGGAGATGGTCCTTTCCGCCACATCTCGGGCTTTATTCTTACGCAGCCGGAGAAGATAAAGGAAAGGGTCATTGAGAATCTTAATGACCATATAGCAGATAGTTTGTTCGTGATTCATTTTTTATCCTTTGTTGATGTTACAAAAATAAATAATCAGTTGGCAACGTGCAACATATTTAAATTATATTTATACGTTGTAAAAAAATTCCGGTGACGTTGTAAAAAAATTCCGGTGATCGTCTCCGCCGGAAGAGTGTCAGGATCAAATTAAAATGGGATGTCGTCGGCGGCGCCTTTTTTTTCAAGGCCTGCGGGCTGCTCATATTCCCCGGGCTGATTGCGCGGAGGCTGCGTAGGAGCCTCACGCTTGTGGCAGCACACAACGTTGTCGGCAATGATCTCGGTGTACGTTTTCTTGACGCCATCCGCTCCAGTGAACGAGTTGTAATGCACGCGCCCGGTGACGCGCACGGAACAGCCTTTTCGCACGGCGTTGGCCGCGTAGGAAGCGCCTCTCACGAATACCTTGACGTTGTGCCACTCGGTGTCCTCTATCCAATCTTGAGTGCTTTTGTCTTTGTGAGAGCTTGATGTAGCTAAGCTGAACGTCACCACCGACGGCGTACCGTCCGCACCGTTTCGGACTTCCGCGTCCTTACCGCAACGGCCCTCAAGCAGAACAAAATTCAAATCTTTCATGTTTTCTGTCATTGTTTCTCCTTGTTATTTTATGTTTAAATCAGTCAGGACAAAGTTGTTGCGCAGCCATCTGGCCTGCGCCTCACGCGCCGCCGCCCACGACGCCCACGACGCATCCGCATCCTCCGCCGCCAACGATGCCGCATCCACCGCCCGCTCCGCCGCCGCATCCGCATCCTCCGCCTTCGCCACCGCCGCCGCCGCCTGAGAAGCCGCCGCCCACGACGCCGCAGCCCACGACGCCGCATCCGCCGCAGCCCACGACGCCGCCCACGACGCATATTCATCCGCCGCCGCCTCCGCCGCCTGAGAAGCCGCCCACCTGTCCGCCGCAGTTATCGGCTCGTTTGTGCGCAGCTTTTGGAGGATGTTTTTCGACCGCTCGTCGGTCAGCAGATGCTCGATGGGCGCAAGCACGGCCTCGCTCAAAAATCTCCGCCGCTGGTCATCGCTCATCACGCCCGGGCGGGTCACTGCCCATACTAGGTCGCGTGCATTGGCGCGCGCCCACGTCTCCTCGGGCGTCGCCGCACCTGTCGCAGCGAGGCGCGAGAGGACCTCGCGGCTGGCGTGATTTCGCGTCAAAAAAGAAGTTAGTTCGTGATTCATTTTTTATCCTTGTTACTTTGTCCAAAATGGAAATAGTTCCTAGCGATGGGCTCGAGCATCACGGGGCCTTTTCCGAAGCAAGACGCGATGGCGGTGTCAAAATCGCAGGTACCGTCATAGTACCAATGACCGTGCGCATCCTTCTTCTTGATTACATACAAAGTTGTTCTAGTGCTCATTGATAAACCCTCTTGAGTGCAGGTTTCTTTTCCTTGACCTCGCACAGGTCGCCGTAGCTTTCAAGAAATGCCGGCTCGCTCATCCCGCAACACTCCGCGGCGTCCTTGACGGACACTTTCGCGATGGAAAGAAACGCGTCTATCCCGCAGTGACCGTCTTCGGAGGCCCGTTTTGCAAGGGCTGCAAGGTCAATGACGTTTTTCGTGGCCCCTGTTTTCTGCCAATGGAAACCGTCAATTTCCGTCACGTTGCACACAAATTCAGTGACTTCCCCAATCCTTTTTGCGACGGCGGATGTGCGCTCCCGCCATTCCATCGCTCCGTGGAATCCGATGGCGTTCCGCGAAAGCTCTTTCTTCGTGGCCTCGCTGATGTCTCCGCTTGTCTGCAATTCCTTTGCGGCTCGGGCGGCAACGGCCATAGCGGACTTTGCGGATTCGTTTGTGTTGAGTGCGGCGAGTACGTCGCACATAGGGACTATTTCACTTTTCATTTTGCTTCTCCATTTTTGGGTTTAGTGACGGCGTTTTTGACGGCGACTTCTACTTGCGCCATTTGAGACGCCGGAACATCCTTCGCAGATTCAAAGCCAATCTCCCCCATTTTGGCTAGGTAGGCCTCTCGGTTAGTTTGTGCGTAAGCCTTCATCTGCGCTAGGAAGGATGTCTTTTTTTCAGCGTCCGTGAGCGGCTTCGGCGCGGACGGAGTGGTCGGCACAGATGGCTTCTTTGTTTGCGGCGGTTGAGTTTTGTTAGTTTGTCCGTGATCGGCAGGTGGGCGGTTGTCCGCGTCATCTGGGTCTTCGCTTTCATCGATTGCGAGCAGCCCGCAGAGCGCGTATTTCCGGGCGTAAGAGCTCGAAGACCCTGTAACCTGAGCCTCGTCCATTCCCTTGCGCGACAAGGGCTCCCGGGCAAAGGCCGTGCAACTTTCCTCGCCACCCGGAGTCTTTATCTTGGCCGTCGCTACGACATAGTAGCGCTCGCCAATTAGGACAACGTTATCGGTAATGGTGATTACGGCGCCCTTTTCTGCTAGCACGGGCTTGACCGCCTCCAGAATGTCAGAGCAGGAGCGGTAGCGGAAGCCTCCGAATTCGTTTTTCCTGCCTTTTCCGCAATGCGTCTTACTTTGTATGTAAACAAGCTCATCAAGCATAGCAAGCCTCCCAGATGATGTCAGTTACTTTGTCCGTAATCGCCGCTAGGCGCTTTACGGACACGAGCCCCCCTTTGACGAGCTCGGTTTCGTACAAAGTTTTTTCAGTGCCGCCGAGGCCGTCACCCTGCATCACGCGCAGGGTCTGCGCGCCGTTAAAAGACATCAGCGAGGCGCGCACCTGCACCCATCCTGGAGCAAGCTTACCGCAACTAATCTCCACTTGATAGTAAGGCTTCCTTTCGAAGCTCGTGCACTTTATGCTCTCTTTTCCGTAGAGCGCATCGCAGATGCCACAGCGCACGGAAAATTCAAGATCTGTTTTTTTGTACATAAATGCTCCTATTAGTTTATCCTCTGGTTTATGTAAAATTTTTTGCGCGCTTTATTTTTGATTTTTCCAAATTTCAAAATCGGTGACAGTTTCAAAACCAGCGTATCCTCCACAGACTTTTTTGATGACGCAGCACTCTGGCATTTGTTTGATAGCCTGATAACGATATTTGCATGGTATAAATTTCATTTTTTTATCCTCTTTTTTGGTAGCGTCGGCACCGTCGCCGCCGTTACCCCAATAATATATCTCTTTTTTTGCCACTTGTCAAGCGGGAAACTACAAATATTTCTTACTTTTTACTTACGCAAATAGCTCACATTGCGAAATTACGCTAAAAACGCCACGTTGTTTAGTTTTGTTTACAATACCATCGCGCCCATCGCGCCCATCTGGCCAGAACGCCTCTGCGAGCTCCTCCTCGATGCGCGCGTGCATCGCCAAAAAAGTGAGCGCCTCGCGCTCGGAAAAAAAGCAGTAGTACCATCTGTTACTTTGTGCGTGATGCACAAAGAAATCCTCGGGCACGTCAAATGAAATGGGAGGGTCGTACCCGTACACACAAAATACTTTCAAGCTCGATTTTACTTTGTGCATAATACAACCTTCATCAGCTCATCCAGCGACCGGACAACGCGCATCCCGAAGCCCTGCCACTCAAGTTGTTCCGGAGTGGGCTTTCCGCGCTCGCTCTTGAGCTCAACAATCCACGCGCGCACGGGCCCGCCTTCGTTTACTTTGTCGTAAATTAGAAGGTCCGGAACTCCCTTGAGATAGCGGCTAGCCGCCACGGCGACTTGCGGCGGAACGCTGCCTCGTCCTGTGCCCCATATATAACGCTGGATGCAGCCCGGGACGTGGACGAACTTGTAGCCGTTCAATGTGAGCCAAACCTCGCATTCCTTCTGAAGCAGTGCTTCTTCTGTGGAACGGAAACTTTTTGATTTGTGTGCAGTCATAAGTCCTGGTCCTTTTTATTTAAAAAATTAACGATCTCTTTTTCTGAATTAGTTAATAGTATGTTTGTTTCCGCGTCCTTCATTTCCGCGTCCTTTACGCGCTTTGCCGCTGCATCCGAAACGATGATTCCTCCTCCAAAAATTTTAGTTCCTCCAATAGTTTGTTCAAATACGCATTCATTTTCTTTTATCTCGAAATCACGGCTTCTTTTTATTCTTGCCGACGAGAACACGTTCACGGGAAAATTAATTTTTCGTATAGCAACTTTATTTACTTTGTTAGTTACTATGCCTTTACGATATAGGACCTTTAAACCAGGAAAAATGTTTGTTACAAAATCAGTTCTTACTACTGCCCCATTTTTATAAATGATATCACCGTCGTTCACTATGACTTGTACTTTTGGAGTTGATAGGAAGTTAAAAGATGTAAGATGAGGGCAGAAAAGGAAAAACTTTATATTCATTTCCGAGTAAAATCTTACAATTTTAGAAATAATCGAGAACGGCGGGTTGTCGATTACAATTGATCCATTGTAATCAAAAGATTCGTAGTCCCCTCCCGGGAAAAATGGACGGGCGACGCGAAGCCCTGTTATGTCTATGTTTTTACGTACAAATTCAAGAGCCTTGTCGTAAACGTCGTCTGGCGTATAGCAATCGTCCGTTGTCTTTTTGACCTTGAACTTGTCTACAAAGCCTTCGTAATCATTAAATAAAGAATTCATTTTTGGTTCCTTTGTGTGCAGCTTCATTAATTAACTTTGTGCGTATCGCGTCAGCAGCCTCTCGGTACATCGCAGCGCAATTCTTTATCTTCGCCACGCCCTCGCCGATCTTCGCTTCCGAGTGCCGCTTCTGCTCTTTCAAAATCTTGCATTTGTTCTTCCGGTAGTACTCTCTTTTTAGTTCAAGGGCGTGTTCCCGGTGCTCTCGGTACCAGCGCTTTACATTCTCGTTGTTCCTTTCCTTGTGCGTCTGATAATACGCGCGATGGTACTCGGCGACAGCGTCTTTGTTATTTTGTATGTACTCCTTCTGCTTCTTCAGAATTTTAGTCCTGTTCTTCTGATAGCTCTCGCGCTGGCTTTCGCGGAGCTTCTCGCGGTTCTCCGGAACGGCGTACCACGCGCGGCGCCGTGCGTTGATTTCATCGCGGTGCGCGTCACGGTATAATTTATCCTCAATACGCCTTGCGTCCTTCTCTGTCATAAGTTGTCCTCAATGCGCTTCTTGTTTTTTTCTTCCTTCTTTTCTTTTCGGAGTTCCTTTTGACGCGCACAAATTTTTTCTTTATTTTTAGAATAATAATTTTGATTCCTGATCTTCTTTTTTCTTTCGGCATATCTGCTTAGCTCGCCAATCCACTTCCCAGTACGTGCGCGATGAAGATAATTCTCCGCATTAAAAATGGCGATTTCTATGTCCTCTTTTTTATTTCTCATACTTAGGACATATCGGGCTGCTTTTCCCACCATATAAGCCTTGACGGGCGGAAGACCGCGCGACATTATGTCATCAATTAGAGTGGCGGTCTCGATTCCCGCGCAATCGTAATAGTTCTTTTGATTTACTTTATCCATAATTACTTCTTTGTAATTTTATTTTGTACCGAAAATGAAAGTGTCCACGAAATAATCGGCGTATGTCTGGGATATGAGGCTTTTGTTGACCTTCATCGTCTTTCCCTTTTTAGCCCGGACATGTGCAAATCATTCAGCCCCGCGCAGCATCCCGGCGGCGGTGCGCTGTCGTAGTCGTAGATAGCCCGTAGCTCGGAGCCATGCCGATAGGCGTACTCCGACGGGTCCGCCATGTACTCGTCGTAGGTGCCGTTTCGCTCCGCGAAAATTTTCAGCGCCTCGGCGCGGTTAATTTTCTGCATCTGCGTATCGTCTGCCCTGCCTATGCGCGGGACGCGGAACGATTCCCGCTCGCCGTTCAGGAGCGGGACGGCATCGGACAAATTTTTCAGCGTCGGGACAGGCCCGAAGTTAGCCCGGGCTAAGTCAAAAAGTCGGCGTACATCCCCGAATTTTATCTTCGGCAAATTCGCGATATAGTCAAGGACTCGCTCGCGGATGACGCTTATCTCAGGCGCCTTGCGGTCACAGAGCACGTAGCAACGCATGACGTTGTCCATATATGCCTCTACTAGGATGGCTTCAGTCATGGGTCAATCTCCTTGATGTCATCGGCGGCGTCGTAGATTTCGCCCGCTGGATTTCCTGCTTCGCGGTCATTCAGAATTTGTACAAACTTCGCCTTCTTTTCATTCTCGATGTCCTCGGAAGTCTTCCGGACCTGCGGGGCCACGGGCGCGGTGAACTCTTGCGTCCAGCGCCTTTGGTTTAGCCAAGTGGACAGGTTCGCCCATTCGGGCACAAATGCCCCTACGCGTGCGCACTCTTCCCTATGCGCCATCTCGCGCATGAGGGCGGGCATCAGCAGGGGCACGTCTTTCGGAAAATTCTTCTTCGAAAAGTTTTCCCACTCGACTTCGGCTCCTCGGCGCGTCCCGGGGAAGGCCTTACGGAAGGCCTCGAACTCACTGCGCGCGTCCTTGCGCGAGATAGATACGGTAACGCCGGAAGTGCAAAGGGCGGAATCCATGGCGCCCTCCTCTGCCTCGCGGCCGGAGGCTTCCGGCGTTACCGAGCTTGATTTTCCGGAGCTTCCGGAAGCGCTTTCTACCTCGTGTGCCTCCGGATGCGCGCATGTCGTATCAGATGCGCGCGCAGCCCCTCCTCCTTCCTGGAGGCATCCGCTTTCTGCATTCCCGGGCGGCACGGTGTTTTCTGTGCCCTTCTTTTTTTCCAGTCCGGCGCGGATTTTTTCTGACCGCGCTAGTTTAATCGCCTCGACGTTGCGTGCGCAGAGGTCGACAAAGGTTTTTCCGGAAGGACTGACGGCGTGTCCCTTCAGGTCCACGCACGCCTGCCGGACATCAGCGACGATGTCCAGGTCGCTTTTGCCGTCAAAGTGCCCGAGCCAATCGAAGCCGTCGAAAGGGTACATCCACGTCTGTCCGCGCTTCATTGGCTTTCCTCCTCTTTTGACGCCCTGCTCACGAGCTCGCCCACGATGGCACCCGCGCTCATCCGCACCCCGCGCGCACGTCTTTCGGCCTTCATTTTTTTGAGGAGGACGTAGCACTGCGTGTCGAGACGGATATTTTTTCCGATGTCTTTTTTTTCATTTGAATTATTCATGCGCACAAATATAATTCAAAAAAAATACAAAGGCAATACTTTTTTTATTTTTTTTACATCTATAGTCGCAATTTATATCTTATAGTATCTTGTAGTACTTTTTAAAAATAATGTTTACGCTTTTATCTATAAGATACTATAAGACACTCTCCTTATATAAGTATAAGTATAAGTATAAGTATAAGTATAAGTATAAAAGATAAAGATAAGGATAAGGATAATGAAAAAAAAAGAAAAAGAAAAAGCTTTATGTCATCTTTTTTTTTATTTTATTTGGGCAACATCAAAGAGGCAACATCAAAGAGGCAACATGAAAAAAGTAACGATCATTCTCCTCCTCCTCGCCGTCTGCGCGTCCGCATACTGCGAGGCCATCACGCGTCAAAAGGTCACGTGGGTCCAAGGGCACCAGGAAGCCACCTACTGCGGATCAGGCGGCTGCCTGACATTTATGGGCGGCTACTCCATGCCCTTCACCCTCCGCTGGGATTTTTACAAGGGCAAGCGCTGCTACTGACGGCGGTCCACGCAAAATCAATCATCCCGCCCGTTTTGGCGGGATTTCTTGTATATTCCAACTTGGAATAAATAAAAACCTAAAAATACTTGCTATTTTAGTCTATATTTAGGGCAACAAAGAGGCCCGCGTGAACATCACCATGTCCGAAATCAAAAAGTCCCTGGACGATTACAAACAAATTAACGACGGCAAAATCAGAAGTCTCGAAAAGTCCATTTCCGAGATGCGGGCGCTCATCGCAGGGTTTGCCTCGGCTCCTAAAAATCAGCCCAAAACTATGACAATTACGAAGATGGTCTAAGGGACGGAGTATCAACGGATGCGCAACGGTAGGATACAAAACCTCAAGAGCTTTCCGAAGGGAAATCCACTCGCCTCAATGGGCGGAAAGGCTGCGGGCCGCAAGCGCAAGGAAGCGCGTCTTCTTTCGGACGCCATCCTCCAGACGATTACACACAAAGTTTCAAAAGATTCGAAGCTGGCCACGGCTTCGACCGCGCTTGAGATCGGCGGCGGCAAGGACAAGGTCAGCCTCCTCACCTGCCTTGTCGCCTCCGTGATCAAGACCATCATCAGCAGGGGAGACGCGTTCAGCCTCGAAAAGCTCGTCCAGATGGGCGGGCTTCACCCGGACCAGAACGCCGAGGCCCCAGAGATCGAGCCTGTCGAGGTGACTTTCACCGTCGCGGGCGAAGGCGACAAAAAAATGACCCTCGCGAATCCTGACGACGTGGAGGCTTCCGTTTGATCCACGTTGATGACAGACTCGCGGCCGGTCAGGCTAAGTTCATCTTCGCCGGGACTAAGTACAACGTTCTGTGCGCCGGGCGTGGATACGGCAAGACGCACGCGGCGGCGAAGCGCTCTGTGCTCCTTTCCCGTTACAGACGTAACCAGCTCGTAACCGCCCGGACTTTCCGCGAGCTCAGACAGACAGTGATGCCGCGCTTCCAGGAGTGCCTGGACCTCTATCATATCCCGTATAAGTCAAATGCCGAGGATCACGTCATCGTGACGGACCTGGCGAAATTTTTATTCCTTTCGTGCGAGGACCCGGAGAGCATCCGCTCGTATACGGACTACGCGGATCTTTTTATGGACGAGGCGAGCCGCGTCAAGCGCGCCGCCTTCAAGAACGCCGTCCTGTGTTGCCGTGGCGGATGCGTCCGCCCTACGTACAACTTTATGACTACTCCCTGCGGAGGCTCTTGGTTCAATAAAATGTGCAAGAGCCGCCGGGACGACATCACGTTCGTCAAGGCTTCCTCTCTCGACAATGACTGCATTTCAGAGGACACAAAAAAATCATTCATTGACGTCCTGTCCGATACTCCCGAGTTGATGCGGGAAGAAATCTACGCAGACCTTCTCGATGAGTCGCCCATCAACGCCGTCATTCCGGACGAGTGCTTCGACTATCCGCACCGCCTTTCCTCGCGTCTTCCGGTCAACTTCGGCATCGACTTCGCGGGCGAGGGGACGGACGACACTGTCGTAGTTTGTGCTAACTCTACGGGTTTCGTTTCCTGTTCGCACTTCGGAAAGATGCCGGGCGATTTAGTTTATCTCAAATTTCTTAAGATGGCGGAAGGCCTTGAGGTGCTTAACCTTGACCTCGACAACACGGGCGGCTACGCTTCCGCCTTCATCGCCTCGGCGGGCAACGGTCCGTACCGTGATTGTATAAGACCGGACAACTTCGCGGCCTCGCCGCTATATGACCAGGCATGCGCTAACAGACGCGCGGACATCTACTTCCGCTTCCGAAATGTTATGAACGGCGGCTACGACACTTCCTGCACCCGCATGGTGCGCGACGAAATGCCGTCCGTCACTTACTTCCTTAACCAGTCCGGAAAGAAGCAGATCATAGACAAAAAACTTATACGCAAAGACCTAGGTCATTCTCCGGACGAGTCGGATGCCTGCGGACTTGCAGTCTACCGCGGTTTCGGACGGCCCGCGGAATATGAACCAGTTCCCATTCAGAGGTTTAGCTGATGGCAGATGATTCCGTTTTGACACAAAGTAATAACGACCTTTCGGCGGACGAACAGCGCGACATCATAAAGCGGCTGTCAGAATGCGCCTCCCGTTCTTCCGACCGGTACAAGAAAGAATACGACCGGATGAAGAAGGCCCGTACTTTGTACGCATCGACGGGCATCTGGGACGATAAGGAACGCGACATCCGGGGCGAGGGCCGCGCGAAGACGCGAGTTTCCGGTCTCCGGAAATACAAGAACGCAATCTGCAACTGTTACTCGTCCTATCCTTACGAGGTCAATCTTGCGGGCGACAATGACGGCGTCGCTTCAGGGATTCTCACGGAGACGCTTGCCGAATCGAACGCCGACTCGATTTTTTCCGAGTGCATCGGTGACATGGGAATAATGGGTAGGAGCTACTCCTACGTGACAACCGAATTTGTCACCGGGCCAGACGGAACAAAAATCGCTAAGCTAATCGTCAACAGATCCTACGACCCGACCACCGTTATCTTTGATCCCGAGTCAAAAAGACAGGACGGCAGCGACGCCCTTTTTGTCGCCTTCGTTGACTCGGTTTCTATCGAGGAGGCTATGCGCAAGGTCCCGGGCGCGAGCAAGGAAAGTCTCTCCCGCTCCGTGACGTGGTCGCTCGGCAACTACTGGAGCTCGACGCTGTCCTCCGTCAACGACGTCGTCTTTTTCGAGCGTGACGCGGAAAACGGATGCGTGAATTTTTACCGCATCATCGGCGACACCGTCTACAGCCACGGCACTTTTTCCAGCGTGAGCGCTATCCCAGCGGTTTGCTTCCTGGGGGACGAGCTCTGGGAAGGTGACGTGCGGATGCACGAGGGCTTCATCACCGGCGGCGTGTGCGACTTGATACAAATTATCAACTACTGTTACGCACAACTTAAGGAAAGGCTCGCCGTTCCTTCCACGCCCTACGACTACATCAGCGCCGAGGCCACGGAAGGTTTCATCGAGGACTACTCGATAGGCTCAAAGGCATCCACTCCTTACCGCCGCTTTCATTCTATTGACCGGAACTCGGGATTGGCGTTAGCCGTTCCCGTGCACGTGACGCCGCAGGTGCAGGCCGGAGACTTGATACAAATTATCGTCGCGTGCAAAGCCGAGATTTCCGACATGATAGGCGTCCCTGAATCCGGGCTTAACTTCCAGGGAGGCGACCAGCAGAAAACGGCGTATGAAGTTCTGATGCGGTCGCAGAACTCAGTGAACAACATCAGCCACTACTACGCGCACGCGCGCCAGTCGATCACGCAGCTCGCGAAGGTGATGACCGAGATCATCTGCGAGTCGTCCGGCATCGAGAACACTTTCCGCGTCTCCGTGGAGAAGGGCCCTGAAGTCGTCCTCCAGAAGGAGCGTCTCCGACAGCAGCTCATGGCGACGCAGACGTTGGTGCCCGACACGGCAAAGCCGCTGGTGATGGCTGAACTTGTACGCACTCTCGACATCCCGAACGCGGACGCCCTCGCCGACGTCATCCTTCAGACGCTTCCGGAAGAGCTGCGTCCAAGGGCTGGAGGTATGCAGGCCGTGGTCAACGAACTCGTACAAACGAAGCAGGCTGCGGCACAGGCTGCTGCCGCCATCCAGCAGTTGCAGCAGGCGAATTCTGAATTGCAGCAGAAGGTGGACACGGACGAGGTCGCGGCGCAGAACCAGCTTCTTATGACGCGCGAACAAAACGCTAACACCCTGCGCATAAAATTGTTAGATTTGGAACAGAGACAACGAGAGTTTGAACAGACTCTGATGCTTGAGACCGCCAAGGCGGACGACAAGCACAGGGAAGCTCTCATCACGGCCGCGCAGACGCAGCGCGAGGCGGACACCAAAGCCCGCAATGATCTTATCAGACAAATTAACGAGGCGGACAGCATCCGCAATGAACAGGCGCTCAAAGTGGCGCAGTTCATGCGCGACCGCCCGGGCGCATTTCCGGGTGTGACAGGTATTTCATTACAAAGTAACAATCAGGCAGCGAGGTAATTATGCCGTTTGGCGACATCATGTCCAAGTATACCGGGCGCCCTGCGTCCGAATTCACGGAGCCCGCAAAGCAGGCCCCTTCCGTCGATCCGGCGAAATCCGGTGGACCTGCTCCGGCCGCTCCAGCGGAACAGCCCGTCAAGCCGGACGCGGTAACCTCCGCAGTTCCTGCCGTGACTCCGGACATTTCCGGAATCCCGGCGGCTTCAGCGGCTACTGCCGTAAAGGACGGAAAGGCACAGGCCGGAACTCCGGGCGTAGACGGCAAGCCGTCTTCCGGCGCGCCATCCACCGATGACGAAAGATATGACCGCATCCAGCGGCATTTCGAGAGCGAGCTTCACAAGCGTCTGGGACGTGCAGGCCGGGCGCAGGAACGCGCACTTTCGGAGCGCGACAAGAAGATCGCAGAGCTTGAGAAGAAACTCAACGAGGCCACCGGTATGGCCGAAGAAAAACTCACTCCCGAAGACTTCGGGTCTCGCGCCGAATACGACGCGTGGCGCGAGAAGAAACTTTCGGAGAAGATCCGAGCTGAAGTCACCGACGAGGTGACGCGTAACGGCGAAAATGTCCGGCAGGCGCAGGAGATGCGCCGCGCCGTGGAAGAAAGGATAACGACGTTTTATCCGAAGGAAGAAGACAAGAAGGCGTTCCGGGAACGCATGCGCGACATGTACGAGGACAACGAGGAGTTCTTCGGCGGAGAGGGCGGGAACGCTTTCTCCGAGGCCTGCGAGGCCACGAAGTTCGCCCCGGTCATCTACGACTTGCTCGCTAAGAATCCTGAGGCGATGGCGCAACTTGTGAAGGAGTCGCCCGACCAGATCCGGGCTGACATCCGCAACATCGAACGCATAATCACGGACAAATTAACGCAGGCGAAAGCCGCGCCCGGAACTCCGGCCGCCGCTGACCCGGCACTGAAGGCTCCAGCAAAGAAGCCTCTGCCGGTCACGGGGCCCGTAGGCGGGGGCGGCGGAGCAGGCACAGGTTTCAACGCCCGGGCGTATCTCGCGAAGAAATACCCCGGCAAGTATTAAGGACAAATTAAATGGCAACTCAGATGAGTACCAACATTACGCAGCCTGCGATGGCTGTTTTCTCGGAAGCGATCAACAAGGAAATTCCGATCCTCGATTCCACGGCGTCCAGCGGGCAGAGCGTCGTAGGGCGCACGGGAGGAAAGATCGAGATCGCACTTCCTGACCCAGGAACCACCGTCATCACCCGCGGAGTAATGCGTGACCTCACGGGCGTGACCCTCACCCAGAAGGAATGGGCGAAGAAATTTGAGATCAGCACGGCGAACAATTCCGTCGAAGCCGACGTCATCGAACTCACTACCGACATCGACCGTTTCGACACCGAAGTCGTGCAGCCCCGCTGCGCTTCCATCGGCGAAGCCGTAGGCTCGGACGTGGTGCAGCTCGGCTTCGCCACTTCCGATTCGGCGCTTGAAATCGCGCTCGCGGATCTCTCCTACGACGTGCTCGGCGACATGGCGGGCTACCTCGGCGAATTCAACCTCGGCGAACTGCACGGATACATGTCTTCGATCGTCCGCAGCAAGATCGCGAAGAAAGGACTTTCCCAGTTCAATTTTTCCGCGGTGAACGACCCTCTCTACAAGTATGCGGAGATCGGCGAGTTTTCCAACGTTATGTGGAAGATGTCCAAGATGCCCCTCATCACGATCGCGGCCGCAAACGTCCTTCCCGACGGAAGCGTCTCCGCGGTCGATTTCACCGACGACAGCGCCGCAAAGATCACTATCGCGGACGCAGCCATCACCACGGGCACGACGATCAAGAAAGGCTCGACGTTCCGCATCGCAGGAATCTACGTCAAGGACGCCCTCGGAAACGAGACGATGGTCCCGAAAACTTTCGTCGTCCAGAGCGACGCGGTAGGCGTTACCGGCGCCGTGACGCTTGACGTGGGCCCATGCCTCGTCGACGGAGCGCACGCTAACGTGACGCGTCTCCCAATCGTCACCGACTCCACGGTCACCGCCGTCGGAGCGAGCGCCGGTAAGTACTCGGTCATCTGGGGCTTCGAGCGTGGCAACCTGATCTATGACGGCGTCGATCTCCGTCTCGGCGGCTTCCAAACCGTCCGCGGCGCGTCCATCAACAGCAAGGTAAAGCTCACCGCAATCGTGGACGGCGAAGGCCGCAGCGCCAATGCGTTCTACCGCTTCGACGCCGCGTACATCGCGGGCGCGCGCGACTCCCGCCGCAGCTCGCTCATCTACGTCAAGATGGCCTAAGCAGGGATTTCTCCGGCCTGCCCCGGAGTAAAGCAAGGCAGGGATGCGAAAGGCCTTACGGCCTAAGTGTCCCTGCCTTTTTTCTTTTATGCATGAAGCAATTTTACACACAAGGTTTTTATGTCAACCATAAGGGATCTGATACAAAGCATAAACGAGGAAATCGACCTGGTGCGTTTCGGCCAGGCCGTACCGGCCGACCAGATGGAGCTCACCCGGCGCCTCATCAACCGCGCCGTGAATGCGTACAACCTTTCGTGTCTCATAAAGTTCAACGCCTCGACGGTTGAACTTGTCGCTGACACCGAAGGGCGCTACCTCATATCCGGCGATCCCGTGCATCTGCTTTCCCTGCACCGCAAGGATTCCGAGGACTGTTTCGTCCGCCTCACGCCCGTGGACATCGAGGACATACTTTCCCTGCGCCACTCCGGGAGCGTTCCCGAGGCGTATTCGTACAAACGAGGGACGGCAGTGAACGGAGCGCTCTATGGACAGGTGACGCTTGACGTCAAGCTGTCCTCACACAAGCTGATGGCGACGGTCGCAGAGGAACTCCCGGAATACCAGCTCAACGACAATTTCGTCATGCCTCCGGAATACAGGGAGCTAATCATCGACGACGTTCAGCTCCGCCTTCTTCGCAACGCCAACGCCGAGGCAAAGACTATCAACGACAAGTCCGAAGAGCTCAAACGCATCGTGGGAATGATCAAGGATGCAAACATGCGCTGCCCGGCGGTGGTCACGACGACAGGAAACAGCCATTCTGATTTCCTTTCAGGACGGGGCATGCTGTGAGCCATAACATAATAGGCTCTTTCACGGGCGGCACCTGCCGTTACAGGGACGCGGGATTCATCTCCCATGAGGAGACCGTCAACATGTTCGAGGAGACGGTCGAGACGTCCGATACGTACACGAAAAAGATCCTGCGTTCCGTGGAGGGTACTAGCATATTTGCGACGCTTGAGGGCGCCGGTCCCTGCCGAGGGATGCACGTGGCGACGTGCTCGCCGGAATCCTCGGTGAACGCCGGGGACGAAATACTCTACGGCGTCTTCGGCTCGTCGCTTTACCGCATCTATAAGGACGGCTCTTACTTCCTCGTAGGCGACGTCTCTAATAACGGAGAGATCGTCTCTTTCGCGGAGACCTCGGGCGTTCCCGGGTATCTCTGCATTTGTTCCAATCATCAGGTCTACGCGGTAAACCTGACGTCGCCGGACGGCGAGGCGTCTATAAGCGCGCTCACCCTCCCAGTGCGCGCGGGTGACACGGTCAACATATCGCCCACGATGATGACGGCGCTAAACTACCGCATCATCGTGAACGATTATGGCAAGGACTACTTTTATTATTCTGAGCTCGGAAAGCCAAACGGCACGGACGACCAGCACGCCTTTTATCAGTATAAGACGCGCTACGCGTACACCAAAAAAGACGGCACCGAAGTGGCGTTTTCCGACAATCAGTACTACGCGCCCAGCGAAGATTCATACGTGGACGGGACGCTTCAGAAAGAAGACGTGTGGATGGGGTCGCTAAACTTCATCAAGGCGGAATTCCGGAACGACCCGATCGTCGCAATAAAAGCCGTGGACGCCTTCATGCTCGTACTGGGTTCGTCCACCTATCAGATATACCAGTGGCAGGATTCCCTTTACACCCCATACATCACGACAGGCAAAACGTCGTCCATCGGGTGCAAGGCACCCAAGAGCGTGGCCGAGGTCAACGGACGCGTAGTGTTTCTGGGAAGCTCATCGACTGGATACAACTCCATCTGGTCGGTGGGAGAGGACGGAGTCACGCGCATATCCAAGGACTGGCTAGAGCGCCGCATAAGCACGATGAGCCGGAGCGACGACGCCTTCGGCTACTCATACACCAAGGACGGGCATCAGTTCTATCTGATCTCGTTCCCTACAGAGGACGTGACTTTTTGCTACGACTTCGCGGAGGATTCTTGGACCACCCGGGCGACGAGGGACGAAACCAAAAACACCTTGAGGATGTGGTTTCCTTCTTTCGCCATGCGCTGCTACGGCAAGATCATGCTCGGGAGCTACCGCGAAAATTCCGTTGTCTATCTCGACGAGGACAAATTCACTGACCACGCCGGAAGGCTGATACAGCGGACACGCGTCACGGGCATAATCATCAACGATTTCAAGGACATGATACTTCATTCGTTGGAGCTCATCATTGACAACGGACGGACGGCTTCGGCTGATCCGTCGTCCGATGGATACAATCCGCGCGTGATGCTCCAGGTGAGCTTCGACGGAGGTTATACGTGGGAGCCCGAGTGCTGGGCCGACGCGGGTAGGCAGGGACAGTACGGATATTCCACGCGCTGGAGCCATCTTGGCAAGGGGCGCCGCGTGGCGTTCCGGGTCTCGTTCACGGATCCGGCGCCATTCACCGTGGCGTCCGCGATGTTAGACTACACTAAGTGCGGGAGGTGACGCATGCCTACGATCGCCGAGGCCTCGAACTCGCAGAAGGACACTAAGACATACAGACCGTTAATTTATGTCAAGAACGGACTCGTGGGAAAAATATTTTCTGACGGAATAGTGTGCACGGACGCCGTGAAAAAACTTATATTTCCTTATGCGGAATATGACTGGCTCCTCCGTGCCACCATTTATACCAAAGTAACAGACGGTGCGTATAAGTTTTCCGGGATGAAATCCTATCTCGTCCGCAAGGGACAGACGGAATTCGACACCGATCCGGAAACCTCGTTTGTCTTTTACGAAGGCGAAATGGTCATCAAACAATAGGCACACAATGGCAAGCACCAGCTTAGTTAACTCTTTTATAAATCCGATCACCGGATCATCGGCTATCTCGGACCTCACGGGTCTCACGAACATCGGCGAGAAGAACGCGGCGTACTCTAACGCCTCGGACACCCTCAAGGGACTTCTCGGCGAAAATTCGGCCGCCTACGATTCCATTCTCCAGCTCATACAGGGCGCGGGGACTTCGACGCAGGACGCGCTGGGCGGATCGTCGTCCGTGAGCGACTGGCTTTCATCCGTAAAGGACGCGGCAACAAAGGACTACAGCGTCGACACGTCGGCGCTTGAGAATTACGATTACGGAAAATCCGTGTCCGATTTCCTTGACCCGAACGCCGACTATACCATAGGCCAGGCTACGAAGGCGGCGCAGAACTCGCTAGCCGGACAGGGCGGTCTTTTCAGCGGCGGGGCGGGCGAACAGCTCGCGGCCACGGCGTCCGAGAAGGCGGCGGAATTGTACAAAGATGCGCAGCAGCAGTACAACACCGAGAAGAATTTCGATTACAGCAAGCTCAAGGACACTCTCGGATTGGAACAAAGTAACGAGCAGACGGCGATGCAGCAGGCTAACAACAACGTCTCCAACCTTGGAAACGTTGCAAACGAATATCTGTCCAGCAAGCAGAACACTTCGGACAACACGGTGAACGCGCTGCTGGGCAAGCTCTCAAACGACACGGACATTCAGACGGCGCTCGCCAACCTAGGAATTTCAAAGGCCTCGGAAGGCGGCTTCGCGTCTCAACTCCTGGGAGGACTTTTCGGATGATAAACTGGGGTGCATACAAAGTAAACACGGGCATAGACACGGCGCCCATAGAGGGCGGGAAGTCCCGGGACATAAGGGAAGCCGGTAAGGCGATCCGTGGTGTGATCGACACTGTGATGTCGGTCAAGAAATCGGCGGCCTACGATAACGGGAAGGCAAAGTTTCTGGACCTCGTCGGCGGAAACGAAGAAACGCAGTCAGCGCTTGACGCGAACGAAACCCGCATCAAGGAAATCGACGCGCAGATAGCCGCGCTCCAGAGTCAGCTCGGGGCGGCTGGCGGAGGAGTGGCTGAATGAGCTCGAGCATATTCGATCTTTACACATCGTCCGACGCCGCGAAGAATATTCTCGGAGGCGCGGGAAGCGGAGAAGGAGACATCGCGAAGGTGAACGCGGACGTGTCGGACGCGCAGCAGTCTCAGATCGATTCCGAGTACATGGCAAGGAAGCGTTCCGCCGTGCGCATGCAGATCGATGCGCTGAAGCAGAAGAAGGCCAATCTGGAGGCGCAGAACGAGGAGCTCCGCTCAAGGATTAAGGACATCCCGGACGAAGAGGTGCAGCGCATAGGAGAGCAGCTCGGCGTCCCGGACGTCGCGGAATCGTGGCTCTCGGCGCGAACGGGCCGGCGCAACTACGAGCTGGGCCGACAGAACAGGGAGGACGCCCTGAAAGAGTCGCAGAAGACGCGCTCGTCGATAGACAAGGAGAACGCGCTTACCGAATCGGAGCAGAAGAACTCGGCGCTGACGCAGATCTACGGATACGCGAGCGACTGGGCTACCGAATCCAACGAGTACGCCAAGAAAGCGAAAAAGGTGACCCTGGAGAAAGCCGTCGAGAATTTCAACCGGCGTTATCCTCAGGAAGCCATAAGCGCGGAGGAAGTGGAAAATAATTACGGCGCTACCGGCGCAGCCTCCGCCGCTCCGGTCACGCAGACCTCCGCTCCGGCGGCTTCAGCTCAGGCGACCGGATTCGCATTTCCGGAAAAGCCCAAGGGACTTTCTAAAGAGCAGAGCTCGGAATGGGATAATAAAGTGAAAGAAGCGAAGGTAGACGACCAGAGAGGCGACACGGACAAGCGCGACGCACTCGTCGCCGAGCTCAATAAAACCGCGGGCGCAATGGATGACAAGGCGGCATCTGCGGAAAGCGAAAAATCCAATAAAATAAAGAATATTAAAAAATCCATTGAAGTAAATGAACGCAACTCGAACGACACCAAACATCCGTCTTCGGCTGCGAGGGCGAAGAACCAGCTTTACGGCTACTACTATAACGGGAAAATGGTACCTGGACTTTATACGCAGTACAAGACACTGACGGGGAAGGCTTATGGCAACTAAGACGACGGTCATTCCGAGAGACGAGGCCAGGCGCATCCTTGACGGATTCGCGACGATGGGCGATGACGAGCTCTACAACGAGATGTACAAGTACGGTTTTTCCGACCCGGGAGATTTCGAGGACGCACTAAAAAAATCTCTGTCCCTAAGCTCTCCGGAAAACGCTAAGGCTTCGGCGCAAAGCGCGGTATACCTGAATTCCGGAGATGGAAGCGGAAGGTTAAGAGCCCAGGCCAAGGTGGACGCGGAGAATATGGGAGAACGCAAGATCACCGCCGATGACGTGATGAAGGCTTACGGCCTGGAGGACGGCATACCGGATGGCGCCATACTTCCGTTCGAGCTGACGAAAGAAGAGAAGGCAGGCATCCGCGCCGGAGGAGAGAAGGCGAAGGCCGCCCGCGAACAGTTCGGGCGTGAACAGCGCGCGCGTTTCGAGAGGATGGGCCTCGACTGGGACAATCCGCGGGACCGCGAGCTTGTGTCAAATGCGCAGCAGGCCGAAGGGATTAAGCGGGCCGCCGAGGACGCGTTCAACGGACGCGGTCTAGGCGAACGCGCGGCGATGCAGGCGAGTTCGTTTCTTTTCCCGCGTGCCACGCAGCGCGCGCAGGCCATAGCGACGAATCCGGATGCAAGGATGCCGGAGGGAAGCTCTTACGCAACGCTAGGGGCGGATGCACTTAAGGACGTCGCGGAAGATGCAGCGATGGCTTACGTGGGAGCAGCCCCTGCGGCGGCGGCCGCAAAGGGCCTGGCCTATCCGTTCGCGCGGAGGCTCGCGGTGGGCGCAGCGATTCCAGTTACCGCGAATGTCGCGGACTACGTAAGTTATGAAGGCGACCCCGCGATGCAGGACAGGGCGGGCTTCGACTTGAACTCGGTAATTGAGCAGACCGTGGGTAACATGATCCCCATCGGCACAAAGGGCACGCGGGTATTAAAAAAAATTCAGAGGGCCGGGAACATCGACGGCATGGTGACTGCGACCAGGGACATTTACGACAAGAACAAGGCCATCGCCATCATCCAGAGGGGACGGCAAAAGGCGGACGCGGCTATGAGCAAAGTAACTAGCCCAGCCGTACGTAAGGACAGGATGAACCAGCTGCTCACAAACGACCCGGAGGTCAAGGCTTTCTTTGACAGCCTCCCGGCGAAAGAGCAGGCCAAGATAAATGCCGGGCAGAAGTTCAGCTCGGGAAAGATCAATGACACCGTGAAGCAGATACAGGACGAGATCCGCGCATCCGGCAACTTGCAGATGTACAAGGAGACCGCGAAGAAAGCAGGGACAAAAAACATAAATCCTGTTCCTCCTTCAATGATTTCCGCCGCCATCGACAGGGGCGTCGTCCCCGCGAACCGCACGGGAAGAAGGATTGAGGAGGCGGGGCTTAAATTCTCTCCGATCACTTATTATTTCGGCGATGCTACCGAGCCGCTCTACCCAGCCGTTACGAACAAATTTGTAAGACGGTATTCCGGAGTAGACCCGGTCATCGACGGAGGCGTTCTCCCGTCGAGCAAGGAAAAGGCGGACGCCGCGGCCCGGAAAAAAGAAAACGCGGTCCTCTACTACATATCGAGGGATTAGTCTATGTCGCTAGCCCCTCTTGCACGGATCATCCTACGCCGGAAGCTCGCCACGGGCACGGGCTTGTCCGAGCTGGGTGCTAAACGCCTGGCAATGAAGGCAGGCAGGGAGAACGCCGGAAGGATTTCCCCGCTGTCCGGGATGAACATCGAGCCGGACAAATACTACCGCTCAGACTACCGCTCAGAGATACATCCGGAATCATCCGCCCGCGGCACGTGCGACTACTGCCTGCGCGCCAACGGACGCATTTTCAGGGGCTCGGATCTAATCCTTCCTGGCGGCGGTTTCGGACATCATCCTAACTGCTGCTGCACCTTTTCAGAGGTACCGGAGGAAGAAAGCCCGGTGCGCAATGGCATCAAGACGGCCCCCGATTTCGGATCCCGCCGAGTCCTCAACGCGAACGGAATGAACAATATAACCCGCAAGCAGCTCACTACGATTACCACAAAGCGGGGCCTCGGAAAAGGCTCCGGGCTAAACAAGGCGGCCCTCATCGGTCGCATCCTCGGAGGTAAATGATGTCTACCATACTGATGGCTCTTTTGTCAAAGATGGCGTCCCGCGGAAGTAAAGGTCAGGGCGTGAGCAAGCTCATCGACTACACAGGTCTTTCCGGGAACGACGTCGCCGGGATCGGTAACGGCGATTCCTCCGGCGACGCGAAAGTAGATGTGTCTACGCTCACGGACGAGCAGAAGAAAAAGCTCATGGAGATGCTGGGAAAATGATCTACTCTAACGGACCTCTGAACGTCCTCTGGGACACGGACCTCACGCCGCTCAAGGGCTGCGTGCAGTTTCTGGACTGGGACTCGACAAGCGAAAAGGCAATCTACGCCCAGGACGGATCATCCGTCATTTCCAATCCCCGGTTCGTCGGGTCCGGGATCCTGGACCAGCCCATCGTTTTGAAGAATGGGTCGTACAAAGTAATCGAATGGCGGTACACCGGAGAAGGGACGATGGAGGCTGACTGGGCCGATCCCGACGTACGCGAGCAGAAATTCCTTATGGTGCGCTCATACCGGATGGACGGAGACGCGAAGGCCTCGTCCTCCACCGTATCAGGCGTCTACACGGTTGACTCCGTGGCCGCCCTCGCCGCTATCGACGACGAGACGGTTACCCGCGTGCTGGTGATAGGATACGCCTCCGCTGGGGATTCCCCGGCAAGGATGTACTATCGAGTCACAGGAAACTATTCCGCAGACGGTGGAAGTGTGATAGCATCATCGGGAATCACGGGTGCGTACTGGCTGCTTTGCCATGGGCTTTCAATCGATGCGTCCGTTTTCGGAATTTTGCCAAAGACGGCCACGGACGACTTCACGGCGCAGCTGGCTAATTTGTGCGCATTCTGCCGTTCGTCGCTAATCACGACCGTGCGGTTCGGCGGAACGGTTCCGCTGCGGTTCACGTCCTCTGCCCTCGATTTCGGGACGTCTTGTCACGTGGTGGCAACGTGCCAACTAAAAGGCCTTGGGGAGACAGCCACGGCGGTCACGTGCGCATCGGCGCAGCTCGCTAGTTTTGTTAACTGTACGGTCACTGCCTCGGGAACGGTGCGCTTCGGCGAGCTCCACGCCAACAGTGCATCCGTAAGCGGAGACGCGGATGTCGACGGGAACGCGTCGGGCAGGGCCGTGATAGCCACGGGCACTCCGTCTGATGAGCCGACAGCGGCCAGCTCCGGCTCCACAGTTGGCGGAGGATTCAACGCGGTCAACTCGCTCGGAAAGGTCGTGGCCCACCTTTCCGCTAAAGGCCTTTTCCTTTTCCTTGACGGCTTCGCCACGTCCATAAAAAAGGAGGCGGACGGATTCGTCGAGCGTATCCGTGAAATCGTGTGCTATGCGCTCAGCGCCGAATCCGTGTCCGTGTCCGGAGGAGTGAGCGCGGAATCCGTGGATGTTTCCGGAGGAGTGAGCGCGGAATCCGTGGATGTTTCCGGAAATGTAACAGCGGGATTTTTGGCAGCGGGATCTTTGACAGCCCCGTCAATGGAGATCACGTATAAAGTAATGCAAGCCGTGGCTTCGGGAACGCCTTCCCTGGTCAACGATAAATCATTGACGAACATCGGAGAGATTCTTCCGAAGAATGCCATTATAGGAAACATCTTTTTCATTCCGTCCGAATTTACGGCAGATAAATTCGCAATAATCGGACACGGGGATAATTACGGCATATACTCCCGGATAACTGTCGTAAATAACAAGGAAACATCCGTCACGTTGATCGGTGACGGAATGTCGTCTTCCGACCCAGAAGTAAGCGTCCCTTCCGGAGGCGCGTGCGATTTCTTAAAAATTTTTTCAGCCGAAGCGCACGACGGCTGGATTCCTGTTGTATGAGGTAATTTATGCTCAATTCTCTCGATTACGGATATCTCATAGGCCCGCGCATCCAGATAGTGGACGCGGACGGAAAGCCGATGACGGGCGCGTGGCTCCGCGTATTCATCGCGGGCACGACCACGGACGCGAACACTTTCAGCGACTGGGAAGGCACGGTACAGCCCGCGAAGAAAATTCTTGACGCGAGGGGTGAGACCACGATCATCGCGGCCGTGAGCGGTGCGTACAAGATAATGCTGTGCGACTCTACGCATCCCGTGAGCTCTCCTTACTGGTATGCGGACAACGTCCTGCTCGCTAATATTTCCGGGCTTGACGTGACATCGGTGTCCGTCGATGCGGAAGTAGGAAAACTCACCGTCACCGTGGTGACGGACACGCTCGGGATAAAGCATTATGTCGTAGGGATAGACCCGGCGTATACCGCACGCGCGGAAGCAGCCGAAGCCGCCGCGAAGACGGAAGTGGTCGCCGGATCAAACGCTAGCGTATCCAAGGCGGTAGCCGCCGACGGTCATTCCATCTATACTGTATCAACCGGGCAGATTGACGTATCCGACAATCAAAACATCTGGTATCTTGACACGGTAAACGGACTAGATACCAATTCAGGCCTGTCCCGCAGTGCTCCTAAAAAGACTGGCGATGCTGTGGTGATTGCCTGCAAAACGGCCGGCATGAATGCGGGCAGGCTCGTTGTCATGGCCGGCACGTGTACTATGACTTTCAATGCTGCAAATTGGACTAACACAACTTTTCCATTTTTTGATGTTGTTTTTGAAACGAGTGAGACTGTGTGCACCTGGAATGGATGCACCTGGAATGAATTTACTGGTGCTATGGGAATATTTAAAGTCGTTGGTGGAATGCACACATTTAATTCTTGCACTTGCTACATTGGAGAAACAATTGTCAAGGTTAAAAGTTGCGCTGTAAATGGCGGAAATTGGTCAGGGATAATAAATTTTGACATAGAATCCTATATGACTGTAAATGGGATGATAAGCGATGGATTACTTTGTATTCAAACTCCAATCCTTGAGATCCAATCTTACTTTGAAATTAAGGGCACGGCTAAAATTCAGGCCAACGAGCTTTTTGGTGCTGGAAGTTTTGGATCGTATGGTGACTCTGAAGTTTATTTGGACATTCAAGCAAACTATTTTTCTTTGGAAGGAAATTTTCAATTTCCTTCTCAATCTGTAAAATCCTCAATCAAAATCACGGCTGCAAAAATGGAGCGCACCGCTACAACAAGGCTTCTTTTTCTTGGTGCCTTCCCTGGTGTCACCGTAAATTACCAGCTCGTTGTTGACACGATGGGCTCCATAGTGCCGATGGAAATTGGAAATCCTTCGGGCACTGTTGCGGGCAAAGTAATTGAGCTGCTGAAATACGAAAACAAAGCGGACGCTGAAATAATCAGGGCCACGGCTGCGGAGGCTCTGAAAGAAAATAAATCAGAAAAGAATGCGGCTTCTGGTTATTGCCCACTTGACGCGAATGTAAAAATACCTTTTGCAAATATCCCCGATTCGATTTTGGGACAGCTTGAATATCAAGGCGTGTGGGATGCCTCGACGGGGAACTTCCCCGCAGCCACAAGGAGCGGGCAGTATTGGATCGCGTCCAGTAATGGAACCGGATCAACTATTTCTTATAGCACTGGGGACTGGGCTGTTTACAATGGAACAACTTTTGATAAGGTCGATAATTCCGACGCCGTTTTTTCTGTTAACGGAAAAATTGGAAACGTTGTACTAGAAAAGGCCGACGTTGGTCTCGGAAATGTGGACAACGTTTCCGATGTAAATAAGCCTGTGAGCACAGCACAGCAAAGTGCGTTAGATTTGAAGGCTAATCAGTCGTCTATTTCGAATGTTGATAATACCTCCGACGCTAACAAGCCTGTATCCACGGCGCAAGCGGCTGCAATCGCTGCTCACGCCGACCTACTCACAGGAATGCACGGGCTCCCTGCTCTCGACCATTTCGTTTATGGCGATACAGCTTACGGCGGGTCGATTGTAGACAACTTAAATACGCTTGCAAGGACGATGCCGTTCACCTGTCTGGGCACGGCCATGGGTGCGCCCAGCTCTGATTACAGCTGGTTCGGATGGCATATAAATTCCAACGCAGGAACGACCGCGGCAAAACAAATCGCATGGGCTTACAATTCGAGCATCGCCATATGTTACGAGCGCGTCAAGACATCGAGTTCCTGGGGCGCGTGGACCCGAAGCGGCTCTCCCGCGGTAATCAATTCGACCGCGACGGATTACACTTTCCTTGCGTCCGATGCAAATTCATGCCATTTAATAAATACCTCGGATTCGACGACGCGCACCGTTCCGTCCGATTCGACGGCCCCGAATATTTTGATCGGCGATTCGATCGAAGTAGTAAACGTCGGCACCGGAACGGTCACATTTGCCGCCGCATCCGGCGTAACCCTTCTTTCATCTTTGACACTTGTGATGTATGG